CTCCTACGCTATTGTTGCCCAGCTCTACACACACAGTGTCTGCTTTATCGTTCATAAAACCAGAATCGTGTATATTCAAGCCTGTTGCGGTTGCACCGTCATAAAGAGCACCAAGAGCAAATCCATCACCACCTGTGCAGAATGTATACACATCGTCGATTTCAAGATTTGTCAATGCGCCTTCAATAGCTATGCCGCCTCCATCAGACTCAAGATGCGTTGGCTGGTAAATCCTAATCTTCCTGAGAAGACAATCATCAGCATCAGCTGTCGCTGTAAGAACATTAATTTTCATTGTAGCTGATGCTGAAACGATATGACTAGTATTAATAACACTACAATATGCAGCAGCAATGTTGATATCTGCTGTTTGCTCAGTAACACCTGGAGCAGCAAACCTGATACGTGAAAGTGTGCTTCCAGCAGCAGTCATCGTAACAGCGTCAATTGCTGCATTAGGAGTTATAATTGGCATATTCATTCCACGACCAAGGCCAATTATCGACAATCCAATTTTGTCCATCGTTATAGCAGTTGTAATAGTTTCAGTGTGGTGAGGATTGACATAAATTATATCCCCAGTACTTGCTGAAGCCTGTCCAATTGCATAATCAATCGTAGCGAATGGACCCTCTGGTTGTCTACCATGGGTCACAGCATCTGTTGCATTACCATGAGTACTGTTGACAAAAAATATCTCTCCAACAGACGATGCTGGATTCTGAACAACAGTAAACAATCCATGTTTTGATTTTCTTGAAAATAATTCTGATTTTGAAAAAGCCATCTCTTTTTCCTCCCGACAGGTTCAAACTGTCTGTTAAGGTTTATTTAAGACTCTCTTCTGCCGTACTGGTTTCATCATCTTATCTTTAGGCGGCAAGGCAACATCTTTTGCCTTGGGTTTATCTTTCTCAACTGGAACAGCCACTTTTCTCAAAAAGAGTTTATGAGCCATTGCACTATTTATTTCCATAATAGCTCCTTTCGGATTACCAAGCCATGCGTGCTTAAGTTTTAATTTAGTAAATTCAACAGCCATGATGCCTCCTTACAGATCATATGGGAAATGATACTTTCTAGCAAATGTCTTAATTGCTTCATCTCTCACAGATTCTTCTGCTGTAGCAAGATGATGATAAGTTTTCACAGGCTTATAAAGTGGTTTGTCACCTGTAAAGGCCAAATAAGTATTGTCGCCATTCTGATAAGCCCATTCAATCCATTTTTTATGAACGTTGGCTTTAGCATGTTGAGGTTGTTCCATTACAATATCGTTGCTTGAAAACCATTTATTCACAAGTGTCTCAATGTGAATCTGTCTTGCTGAGACTGTCCATTTTGAGCTATCACCCATCTTCTTTTCAAATTCCGTACAAGCTCTTTTAAGAATTACACTGACTTCTTTGCCTAGGTGTGGTGTTTCATCCACTTTTTCTCTTACCAGCTTATAGCAATCAAGCCCTTCTTCAAGTGAGTGGTTATAAAAATATCCACCATAAAGCCCGTTGACATAATGTCTAACTTCGATGCCACACTTACTCGGCCTGTCAAGATGCTTCTGAAGATCCAGCAAAGCAAAAAGCCCTATAAGTGTTTTAGGCCTGACTACCACCTTCCAACACTGCTGACAACCACTAGGAACAAATGATTGTCCTGGAGGCAAAGTCCTGCTGAATAGATCAAATAATACCGTATGCCATCTTTGACAATCAAGAAAGGCACCGTGAACAACATGATCCCAAGGAGTGTCCCATGCTAGAGCTGGTGATGTGACACATATCTTGCCATCTTCAGCTCTAACCTTGAAGCCACCAGCTTGAAGTGCTGGTCTAAACTTTGAGATGATATCATCATCAGATACTGACTGATAATAACTTCCCTCTAAATCTTCTGTTTTGCCTTCTTCGTACATAATATCCTAGCCCCTTTTGTTTATGGTGGCCCGATTAAGGGCCACCTGTTAAAGTTAAGCGTTCGCATCAACAATCATCGGATCAGAAGCATATCTAGGATCATGCAAAATTGCCGTGACATTGAACATTGTTGCTGCTGATGAGATGCCAGCAAATACAAGCCCAACGCAATCAAAAGAACTAAGAGCATTAAGCTGTTTAGCATCTGTCTCAAATGCAATCATTGTATTGCTTGTAGCATTCGCAGCTGCCTGTGAACTAGCAGCAGCAGTTCTTACCATAAGTCCTGTAGCTGCTGAAGACACATTATTTGTCCAGTAATGCGTCATAGCCAGCGCTGTAGAAGACTGTGACGATCCAGAAACGCTCTTGGCTTGATAGACCTTCACTGTCAAATCTGCTTCAGTCATAGCGCCAAACTGGATAATCCATGTCACCTTGGAATACCCTTTCAAACTCAGCCAAGCAGCCTGACCAGCAGCTGTATCTATGCTGCTGTCGGTGGTTCTGGTAACAGGTATCAGGTAGTTAGCGACACCAAAATTTTGAACTAAAGTCTGCATATTAACCTCCTATGCATTAAAATTAAAATTATCCTTAAGCGTTCGCATCAACATACATCGGGTCAGCAGCATATCTAGGGTCATGCAAAATGGCAAGGATGCCCATACATGTAGAAGAGCTGACGGCAGCAAATACAAGCCCAACACAATCGTAATCGCTGGTTGCATTAAGCTGTTTTGCATCTACCTCAAAAGCATAGGTAGCATTTGCTGTAGAATCAACAACAATAGCACTTGAAGTAGTGGCTGTTCTTGTAAGAATAGCTGTCGTAGCCCCTGCTTTATTGCTCCAGTAATGCGTCATAGCCAGCGCTGTAGAAGAAACAGATGTGCCAGAAACACTCTTAGCTTGATGAACCTTTATCGTTGTATCTGCCTCAGACATAGCGCCACACTGAACAATAAATGTCACCTTTGAATACCCTTTCAGACTTAGCCAGCAAGCCTGAGTAGAAACTGCTGAGCTGGTATCGTTGGCTCTGGTAACAGGCACCATGTAGTTAGCAAGACCATAATTTTGAGCTAAAGTCTGCATATTAACCTCCTATGCATTAAAATTAAAAATTAATCAATCCATTAACAATTGAAACATTTTCCTCAAAAGCCCATAGAAAATCACACCCAACATCCGCACCAATAAGCATAGCCAGGTGCTCTTTCCAGAACTTTCTGTTAAAATTCGATTGGCTATGGCAACTGTTACAAAGCGAAATCAAATTGCTTCGATCATTATTACTCTTATCATAGTCAATATGATGGACATGTAGCTTATTACACTCTGTTTCCTTCTCACCACATATTCTACAGTAATAGCAATCTCTTTCTTTTATCATCCGCTTCAACGGCCTACTGAAACCTGGCCCATAAGGTGTAGTAGCAATTCCACCTCTCCAAAAAGTATTATTCTCACCGCAATACTTAGCATGGATTTCTGGATCTTCAAAAGCTTTCTTGTTGCCGTTGCTTATGATATCCTTAACCCATACTGGAAGCTCTTTGCCTTTATTCCAAGGTTCGACACCTGACATGGGGTTGCCAGAACCAGAGTGATAAGCACCAGAGCACTTTACATCACAAAAGAACCTTCTATCATTAGGATTCTCATTCTTTTTGAGATACACAACTTTTTCTTTTCCACAATGAGAACAACTGACTTCTGTCCTTACAAGTGCCCTGTTAGCACCATAGCATTCCCTACACAGGAATGGTTTACCACTAGCAAGCTTGTTCTTGTAATCACCAAGCTTATAATACCTTTCCTTGCCACAATGCTCACACCCAACGATTTTACCAGTTTTCTTTGCCATAACTTACCAATCTCCCCTAACCCTTGCCAATTAGCGTTCCGTAGAACATGCCGTTGTAGACAGTGGCTATTACCTTGCTTCCATAATCACAAACGGTGAAGTCGTGTCTGCAGTAGCGTTAGGGGGGACAAAGACCGTTGGCCACCAAGGTTGCCCGTCAATCCTAAACACAAACCGGAAACAAGTCTGATCTGCATCGAACTTCAGGTGAATAGAAGTGTCATACTTTCCATCAGCTCCCTGACCGGCTTTCTGGCCTACAAGATACTGACTCCAATCAGCAAATACAATATCGCCTGCATCGCCAAGTGTAGAAGCATGCTTACTCCATATAATCGGCTTACCCATAAGAGTATCATGAGGTTTGCCAGAAACACTATTAGCAGGCAGCCATACAGGTACACCACCTGAACCAACAGACAGTGACATAGAAGCTAACTGCGGCAGACAATTCGGATTAACCAACCAAACAGCATTGGATGTATCGTGAATTCGAGAATACATATTGATTATATTCTCAAAAAGAATTGTATCTGCGGCTTGCTCGGTTTCTTTAGTGATAGTAACAAGACAAGGGGCATTCAGAATACCCAAAGGCTGTCCTGCTCCAGTACCACGGATAAAGGCTTTGTTCAGCTGAAAGTTCAGACCATCTCGAAAACCATTCTTAAGAATGTTCTCCATACTCATCGGAGAATCTTCAAGAATTTCATCAGAGGCATAAGCAAGACCTGCCATCTTTTTCAGTTCAAGAGAAATCATACCAAACTTCGGCCTTGTTTCTGTTTTAGTCGCAAGCTCATCGAGCCACTTCCACTGGATACCACCGTATACCAAGCCACCTGATTCATCGAATCCATTTACATAAGGAATCTTGACCATTGTGGACTTCATCGGCACACCAGTTGTCAATGGCAGAATCTCATTCTTTTCATTAACAGCTTGCATAAGAGTAGATCTGAACTCAGGCGGAATCAAATACCCGCCATACTGATCTTCACCTTCAATCAGAGAGGTGTCGCTAGCAGCTTTAGCCAGCCATTTTTGAAGCTCAGGGCTAATCCTTCGGCCACCGCTCTTATCAGCTTTAGCTACATGTGCAGCAAATTCACTGATAGCAAGGAAGCCACCTTTTTCATCTTTGTCGATTGGGTCATCACCCATTTCTATATGAGGACGCATTGCATCGATATCACCGATGATCTCTTTGATCTTATCATCAACAGTAGTCTTGATGTCAGATAAAGAGTCAGAATGCTCTTTGAGAAGGGGCTGAACGCTATCAACGACTATTTCTTTTACCTTATCGGTAAATTGTTCTTGTGTCATTCCAGACATTGTTAAATCTCCTTATTCCTGATTATTATAAGACCAATACCTCCAACAACATTGTATATGCCTAGCTATTATTGATGTTAGCTTCAAGCATTACAAGATCATCTGGCATAGCATCCATTTTTAAGAAATCCTACCTCTTGCCAAGTCAATACGCTCCTTGACTATATCGCTAGTTGATACTTTTCCCTGGCTTCTCAGGATCCCAGAAATTGTATCTACAATTGCGCTTTTTATTGAAGCTTCATCTAAATTTGGAAATTCAAATTCCTCATCAGGTGTTTCAGCTATTTCCAAAACTACTTTTTCAACAACCTTTTCTTCACCATCTATTATTTCTTCGACTTCCTCAAGATTAGCATCAGTGCTATCCATAAGGCCATTAAGTGCATCTGTTACATTCTTCATGCTTTCGATTGCACCGGACATGATTGATCGAGTTTTCTTTGAGAGAACTCTTCCTGCTTTTTCTTCTGGGTCAATCTCTATTGGATCAATGTAAATCTTTTCAGCCATATCAATCGTGTGAAGCTCATGGTTATTATGAAGATCGACTTCCTTGTTGCCCTGTAACTCATTTATAAGCTCTCTCTGCTCTTTGATCTTAGCAAGACTAATTGCTAAAGCATCATCTATTGTGATTCCACTTTCTTCCATGATTGTCTTTGCGAAAGCAACAAGCTCATATAAATGAGCACCGCTGAGCCCAACAGTCTCTTTTGTAACATCATCAAGAGTTTTCTCTTGAATATCTGATGCCCATGTCTTTAACATTCTCGTTCTAATCCCTGAATCAGGCAAAGAGAAGTTCAATACATCGTGAAATCTGCCTGGCCTATCAATTAAAGCAGGTGGCAACATCTCTGGATAATTAGAAGTCAAGATGGTCAAGACACCTTTGCTCTTAGTCAATCCATCCATCTCCGTTTTCATCAAATCAGTAGCATGTGGACCTAACCAGTTATCAATATCCTCTATAAACAGAACAGAAGGAGCTAGCTCTTTGGCAATCTCAAAACTGTACTTTATGCCTCCGATTGAACCAGCATAAACGAAATCTCTGGCACTGACCCATATGAATGTAGAATCAGTATTATTACAAATTATTCTTCCAGAAAGCGTTTTGCCTGTGCCAGGAGGACCCATGAGGATGACACCTCTATTGGCCATATCCTTGCCTTTCTGATTAATAAGAGCATGTGAACGCTTTATAGCTCTTTCATTCTTCTCATTTAAGAATAAAGAACTCCAGCTATCATCGGATTTGCCAATGAACTCTCCACTTAATGAAAAGCTTTCACCTTTGAGAAAATTATTCTCCTTGGCCCATTTTCTTGTATCTGATAACACTTTCAAGCTAACAGGCCTATCCTTAATAGTGGAATACATAGTAATTTCTATACCATAATAAGTTGGACGTCTTTTTATAATAACCTTTTCATCACCTTTCTTATAAAACTCCATACCGCTTATGAGAAAATCATTGCTTTTCTCCGATGTAAGCTGAATAACGTCGTACATTAAAGGACTCTCTGAGCCATCGTACATGAAATTCCTAGAAGCAATTATATCAAACTCTTCTAGCGATTTATCCAATCCAGTTAAGTATGTTCCCATAGCAGGAGAAGGAACACCATCGCTATGAACAAAAATCTCTCTTACTTTACACTCAAGCCACTTGGCTGCCATGTCATACACAACAGTAGATGGAGGCACTTCAACCTCAGCAACATCAAATTCTTTACCAAGTGAAGTATTCCATCTTTCAGTTACTCCTTCAACAGCTTTGAATGTTATTGGCTTGAAATCGGCCTCTTTGGTCTCAACCACTTCATCTTTTTCTTCCTCAGCAAACTCAAAGACTACTTTTTCGACTGCTCCTTTTCCATATCTTTCTTCAAGCATCTTTTCTTTTTCATCACCAGTATCACCAGGAGCAGAGCCATTTCCATCAGCCCAAACTGTTACTGTATTCCCTTCAGAATCAGAAGCTTCAACTGTAATGCCTTTTTCTTCTGGCTCGATAATTTCAAGCACAAAAGCTTTATTATCTGAGGCAGATTTTGCTTCTTCCATGGTTATGATGCCTTTGCTGATAGCTAATTGTAAGGCTTCAGGATTGGACGGCACCGGAACATCGCTGTATTCAAGCATAAGCCACTCAGGGAATATTCTAGAGGCACCTTTTAGGTCATCTTCAGTAAGATCAAGTGCTTTCAAATCAAGTTTCCCGAAATCTGCTTCTTCAACAACTTTCAGCGGTATAAAGCCAATACTCTTTGCCATAGGGAATCCATCTTTTCTGTATTGATAGATATCATCGGCCTTTTGATGTTTGGCATATTGAGTCTTTGAGATCAAGCCTCTTTCATCAGCTTTTATCCAAAGAGATTTGCCAATAGGCAAAGATTTATAATCGTGGCCAAACAGAACAACTGGGTTTTTCCGGTAATGATCCAGATTGGCACCATTCGGCACCACTATTTCACCATCTCGATCAATGGCCTTAGTTGTAATGTAATCAACTGATGACCTTTCACTTTCCTTGAACTTTGTGTCTTCAGGAGTTATACCTTTCCGAATGAGACAAGTTTCATTCTCTTTAAGGCCATGTTCTTTCATTACTGTCTTGGCCCACTTCGGCAGTCCGATGTCTTTCACTGGAATCTCTCTTGTTATGAGAGTATCCATATGTCTCGGCAATCTTTCCATCTCTACCTCCTATGGTTGTTACTGTTTGCCCTTCATTCTTATCATCATAGCTTTTGCCAAATTCTCTGAGAATGTATCTATTCCCATCTTTAAGAACCTAGACATATCCTCATCTTCATTCTCAGGTGGTTCGCCACCACTATCAGGTGGTTTAGACCCAAGAGGAGCCATATTAGTCCCAACTAATGGAATATCACCCCAATCAACGTCTTCTTTGTTATCAATAAGTCTTTCCATATTTATACTGCTATAACCACTCTTAAGGTGCAACTCTTTTTCTTTCAGCCTGTAATCCTTATCTATAGGAACAGGATCATCAAAAGCAACAAATAATTTCTTATCGAATTTTGGGGTCAGCTTCTCATTTAACTTCTCTTCTTTCCTTATAAGCCTTGGT